TTCTTAACAATATCCCAAAGCTTAGAATCGTAAGGAGTAAAAAGAATCCTTGGATCAATCATTACTTTTTGATTCTTAGGAGGCAAAGGCCTACCAGCATATAGTTTCTTAACAGTTGGATACTTAGAAGTAATATGGTGCTCTTCATGTCCTACAGTAATCCTTGCGTTCTCTTCATCCTGATATTGAATAAGTAGATCAGTTACCTGATCGTAACTTTCCCTAGTTATCAGGTTGAACCACTTTGCTACGGTTTCCCTTAGAGTCATTTTTAAACACTTCCTTTTCGAGAGCTTCGAGACGTGCGAGAATTTCTTCCCACATCAACTTCTGTCCTCTCTCAAAGCTTACTGGTTTTACTTCCTTAAGTAGTTTTCTCATTATAGCAACCTCAGTTGCCTAAATACTGCACTTCCTGCACTTCCTGCAGATCCAGCTGTTCCATTACTTGTTGCACCAGTACCTGCAGCTCCACCAGCTCCACCAGTTACAACTGCTCCACTAGTAAGGTCTGTTTCACCAACTACGAATATCTTTCCGCCGCCAGCTCCGCCTCCGCCTCCACCGCCAGAGTATGTTCCATTTGATCCTGCTCCACCGGCTCCACCAACAGCAGAAATTGTTAGTGTTGGGGAAGAAGGTTCTATAAATGCAAGTAATACTTGACCACCGGCTCCTCCACCGGCTCCTCCGGATCCAGCTACCTGTGCTCCGTTAGTAGAACTAGATCCTCCGCCGCCTCCAGCTGCTCCAGCTCCGCCTGCAGCGCCGCCGCCTCCGCCGCCTCCACCATAGGCTTTCTCAGCTGCACTGGTTCTTGCTCCGCCGCCTCCGCCTCCACCTGATGAGGTCTGATCGTCTACTGGGTCTGCTAGAACATATCCGAATCCCCTAGTATTTGTAGAATATGCAGTACTTGCAGTAGATGCCCCTCCAGCAGATCCTGCCCCACCATATCTCCCCCTATTCCCAAGGTTTCCTGCTGTCAGTGTTCTTTCTTCTCCGAAGAACACTGATGACTCTCCGATTGTACCATCTGTCCCACTTGATCCACCTCCAGCACTTGGTGATACTCCTACTGCACCAACAACTCCGTCTGCAACTATTGTTCCTGAACCTGCAATTTTTCTAGCATAGATTAAAATGGTTCCTCCACCAGAACCTCCAGTTCCACCACTTCCTGTCGCCCCACCTCCAGCTCCACCAGCTCCACCTGTTGGACCTGCGTTCGGGCTAAGAGTTCCATTAATTGTAAGGGTATCTGCTACCCTAATAATTAGTGGTGAGTCACCAGATAATGTGAAAGTATTATCTATGGTTAAGTTATCATAAAACTTTTCGTTACTTGCTCCCAAGTCTGTATTAGAACTAATTGTCGCGTCTCCATCACTCCCATCACCAAAAAAACTTACTGGGATAAGAGAGGCATTAAACTCTGATGCGTAAAATATATCACCATCAACTTTTGGGAAATCTCCTTCTACCATTTTTTTTATCCTCCTAATCTACTACGTCAACTGAGATAAATACAAATTCATCCGTTGAACTTTTTGATTCAGCGGTAAAACTATCTTCTGAACACAACTTTGGGGTGCCATCAGTGTTAAACCATCCGAATCCACTTATATCATAACCATTAGCTTCATTTACACTCAAGAAGCCACGCATTGTTACTTGTTTCAATGTCTCATCAAATGTAGGATACCCACTAACAACTGTTTTTAAAAAGTCGTCACTAGATGCTACTTTCCAATCATCCATTATTAAATCTCCAGCACTCCAAACTGTTGCTGCTGCATCAGCTTCAATAGCAATATAACTGTAATCACAAGCAGCAATTACTGGCGCTCCAGTTGTACTATCTGCTGTTGATGTATTAAAGTAGATTAAATTCCAACCGGTTGCTAAGTCTGCTAAGTCTCTGGTATAATCATAATAGTTTGCATTGTCACTACCAAATCTTATTGTTACACAATCTGTAACTGCCAGTTTATTAAGCATCGTGCTATCCTTAATATACAGCCACATTGATAACTCCTTGCTTGTGAAGTCCACACTTGTTGTTGTCTTGTCTGTATCTGCAACCGCACTTGCTCCAGCATCTTTAGTTAGGTTAAGTGAACCAGTTCCTTCTTTGAATGTTGTTGTATTCAATGTAGTTGTCATGTCTGCACTATCTACCCAATCTGCTGCATCACAATCATCAACTGTTTCAGTTCCACTTATAGGAATTGGAACATCCAAATCCGTATCTCCAACTGCCGGAGTTGTTTGATCTATACCAACTTTAAACTGAGATGGTGCAGAATAGTCGGGGGTGTCTTGGTAACCCCGGTTAAGCAAAACATTCTTTCCTAAATTGGTTATTATTGAATCTGTCATTTTACTTTATCCTCATTATCCAGACAACTTCATAGTAGCTTGGTAATGTGCTTATCTTATCTGTGTAATAGCTACCAGTAATATATCCCCCTGATTCAGTTATGGCTGTGTTTGCTCCAGCAGAATTATAAGACCCATCTGTTTTAGTGAACCCACTAGTTTGAGATGCAAAACCATCCGTTGTTCCTGTATCTGACCACTGGTGGTTGTGAGTCTCTGAGCCACTAGTTCCACCTGAAGAGGTTCCACCTCTAAGGAATCTAGCTGTTCCACTGTCAGCGTTTAAGTCTGGTATTGCTTGTCCATCATATGGACTTGAAGCATCACTAACTGTTTGCCCATTACATTCTAGCCAGCCCGCAGGTAAAGCAGGAGTTGCATAGATAGTATATGCTTCAGTTCCTAGTGGAAATACATCTGTTACTGCGCTTCCACTTCCAGAGTCTGCAGAAAGTGCAATCGAGGTTTCACTCTCAACAGTCCCAGCAATACCAAAGGTATCATCTGTTGAATTATGAATTACCATTTCTGCTACTGCTCCATCTGATTGAAACGTTGCTCCTGAATCAACTAATTTATCTACTGTATTTGTATCTGCATTTCCACTTGATATTGATGTGAATGTCTTAAGCCAAGGCATCATAGACCCAATAGGATTTATTACCTCACTAAAATTTGTATTAACTTCTGTAGCTGATGCTACTGTTCCATTTACGAATGTGTTTGTTACTCCGTTTGCCATTTTATCTTCCTCCTATGATAAGGTGTACCCCACCTCTAAATATGTTGCGGTTGCAGTTGTTGCTGCACCTTCTGTTAATCTAACTAATAGTTCACTACCCACATTAGTAAAGCTATGAATAACCCCACCAGTAACAGATTCCCAATTACTTCCACCGTCTGGACTTAACTCAATGGTGATTGTTCCTGTGTTAGTTAATGTCACTAACGCTGTATTGATTGTGTCTCCTGCATCAGTATCTAAAAAGATTGGTTCTGTTTGTCCGATCTGTCCAGCAGTGAATGTTAGTTCGTTTGTTCCAGTATTCCAAGTTGCAGTTGTTGTTGCTGTATCTTTGAATATTGTGTCCAAGAAATATTCCTTGTATGTATTTTCTCCTTGTGTTACTCTCACATCTGAATAACTCGCCCCAGATGAATCTCCAAGTTTGTTTACTCCAAGTACTCCATAGTTCGCACTTCCTAATAAGAATGCTGAAACTGTGTCTCCCCATTTGTTTGTTCCCCAAATTCCATATAATGCACTATCCCAGATAAGTAAATCTGCTGATTGAGCTGGATATGTTTTTTTCTGTAACTTAAGATATCTTCTTCTATAATTTATATCTCTATCCACCGATAATAGGTGTGTAAGTACCTGAACATTTTCTGTTACCTTCTCTTCAAACCTCTTCAGCTTGTCCATTACCTCAACTTCCCAATCTTCTTCCCTCCACCTTTTCTCTCCAACCTCTAGCTTATCTCCTTTAAATGGCCAGGACTTATTTATTGATTGAATTAGAAGAGTACTATCTTCACCATTTACACCATCTATAATTCTAACTGTCTGTCCAGCCCTAAGATCTATTAATTTACTTAGGGTTAGGGTTGTTGAGATAAATGGTGTTGAATACTTTGCGATTAAGGCAACTGCCCTCGCCTCTGCATCAGTAACATCTTTTATATCATCAAAGGAAAATGTTTTCTTTACTGTTTGATTATATGTAACCTTGGAAGCATCATTCTTAGCAATAACCGGAGAAGGGATCTTGTATGAGTATCTAATTTCAACGTAATCACTAGCTCCAGGAGTATATTGGGAAGTATTCCAAATTATCTTATCATTAAGTCTATCAACGCTGTAATCGAAATTTGAAGTACTATTTTCTAAACCACCAGATCTTAGTGTTGTTGGGGGATTAGCTGCGTCGGAAAATACTTTAACTGATGTTGGAGTTTTTGTTAGTTCTATTGATGAAGTGGTATATCCAGAGGTTACTCCTATTTGACCAGTTTCTGTTGTTTCTACCTCACTCTCAGCACCGAAAACAGTTATCTCATTAGCCAATTGATATCCGTCCTTTTTCCACTGTGGAATATCTGAGACCTCATCACCAACAGTTATAGTTCCATAGTTTCCAAGATACCCTTTTGGTTCAAAATAGACTAATCCGTCATCTGGTTTAAAATAGAATTGCCAATTAATTAGATCTGCAAGTACTTGTGCTCTTTCATAAACATCTGTGTGATCACAAACAAACTTACTTATGTTCGGTAAGGCAGAACTATCTTGAACAGTCACCCCTGTTGCCGCAAGTACTCCCCCGCCATAAGTGTTTACTAATGTTAGAAAGATATCAGAAACAACTCCCGCTTCAGTATCAATGTTTTCATCAAAGGATTTAGTTATTTCGTGTTTAACTAAATCAGATAACTTATCTCTACATGAAAGGGTCCACCTATTTCCCTTTGTTTTATCTATTTGGTCAACATATCCATCAAATACAAAATCCTCACTAACAGCAGAGAATCCTCTTTTAACTGTGATTGTATTACCAACTTCTATTGTAACAAGGCTATTTACATAAGGGATAACTTCTACCTCTAGTGTTGTTATCGCTTCGAACATTAGTTCTTCTGTTTCCCACTTAACAACATAGTTAGAAATATCTATAGAATCTACAATAACCTCAGTTAACATTAGCTGACCTCCGCAGGAGTCAACCCCTCTGTTACAGTTATTGTGTATTCTGCCTTTCCTTGTGCTTCATTATTCCAATTTATAACTACCGAATTTACAATTACGCTTATACTTCCAGTTATATCTGATGAAAGGGTTACTGTGCTTGCTTGGTTTCCACTTATGAAAGCCCTTACTGCATCGAGTTTTGTCTTTAATGCACCAACAGATGATGCTATAAATCTTCCAGAAAGAGAATATGTGCTTGTTGCACCAAAGAAATCATAAACCAATGCACTACTACTATCTGTTCTTGGTCTTGGAATCACCTCTATGTTCGCCTCATTATTCTCATCTATTGATGAAACATTTTCAAGTGTTACTCCCCCTAGTGTTGTTGCTGCCATCTATCGTGTACCTCTAGAAAAACTTCTTCTTGAATATAAGTTCTTCTTTTTCTTCTCATTTAAAACTTGAATAGTCTTAACTACTGTAACATTTGGAATACTTAAAAGTTCTTCCTTTAATTCGTCTATAAATTTATATTTTCCCATTATGCTGTCTCGTGTCTAGTCTTTATTGTTATATACTTAACCGTCTCGTTTGGAATACTATCTATTTGACTTTGAAGGTTCATTACTTCTGTTGTTGAATTTATTGTGCTTTGTTTCATTGACTCAAACATTGGGTTCCATATACTCTGGACAGTACTTTCCAATGTATTTCCAACTTGCAATACCCCATCTTTCAAACTTATCTTAGTTCCTCCACTATCTCCAGATTCACCACGTCCCCCAATTATATTAGATACTAATCCGCTAACTAGACCTCCAATGATTGGTATATTTTTTAGCAGTTTAATAGTTAAATCATCTCCTGTCCTCAGTTGATTTGTGTTCGCTTTAGTCTGGTCTATCATCTTTGTCCAAGAAGTTGTATCTATAGTTGAGCTAACTCCGCCGGCTTCGAATGCAGAAATCTTTCCACCCAATAACTTCTGATCAACTAAGCCTCCACCAGTTCTTTGATTTTCTTTGGCCATTAATAACATCATTTCATCTTGGGAGGCATTAGCAAAATTTTCTTCTAGTGGGAAGGTCTTTCTAGTCTCTCCAGATAAACCCTTCCATACCTCGTCAATTAAACCAATCATAGTTCTAAATCCGGTTTGCCATTCTTGTAACTTATCATCAAGCCAAACAGAACCAATGATGGTTACTGCTACTGCTAGTTTCCAAGCACCCCCCGCAAGAAAAATCCCACCAGCAGCTAGAATACCTAACAATCCAGAAGTAATATCAGAATACCCATATTCTTTCCCAATAATAAATCCCCCAAAAGCAGCCAATAAACTAACAGTTAATGCACCTTTTGTAAGTGATAGTCCTGTGGATGCGGCAATCCAAGAAATAAAAGATCCTGCCGCCCCCCAAGCTACAGCTCCAAATAATAATGTTGCACCAATTACCTTCCCTGCATCATCTTTATCAATACCAGTAATTCCACTAACTAATGATCTTATTGCTCCCCAAAGGCCACCCTCTTGAATATAATCTTCATAGAATTTGAAAGCAACACGATTAAATTTTAGAATCCAAGGTCTAAGGAAGTTAGAGATTGTCTGACCTATTGGAAGAAGAATCATCCTAAGACCTAAACCTAACTCTTTAAATGCTGCAGTTAAGTCTGGGCTAGCACGAACTATTGTATCCATTCCCTTCTTTATTCCACCAAGAACATCTGTTATTGGAAGAGTTACTCTGTTACGAAGTAGGTTAACTAATCCACCTCCACCAGCTCTGGCTTTTCCTCCGCCAACATCCATTCCTGCTATTGTTACCATTTAAATTTTCGTTCTCCTTAATTTCTCTACTGTTGCTTTGTGTTCTCTAACCTTGCTCTTCTCGTCTTCTATCTTATTCTTTTCGTCACCTATTATCAAAAAGGCATCTATTTCTTTTTGAGTCATAGTTTCAACATCTCTTGGTGATAGCCTGTACCTAGTGGCCATATATTCTTTTATAACAAAATCTCTGATCTCATCATTGTCCGGGATCTTCTTCGATCTTATCGCTTTCCTCAACTCGAAATGCCTGCTCTTGGCTCAGTGCCTCCAACCCTCTCATTTCATCCAATAGTTTATCAAATACATATTGAGGAAGTGTCTCTTTTAATTTAGAGAGGGATTTTACCTCGATACCTTCAAAACTATCTATACTAACCCAAAGCTTATCTTCAAAGTATCCTGAAAGATCTCCCTTTGAAACTTCTTTGTAGTACTTCCTAGCTAAGTCATTTCCAACCGCAGCTGAAATTGTCTTGAGGCTTACTGAACACGGAATCCAGTCATCCCCATTTTCCAATTTAAAGTTTATTATTTTTTTCATTATGATTAGGCGATAGTGTACCACCTAATTGGAACCTTTAATGCCCCATCAGTTAATCCTGCAAATCCAACTCCTGAAATTGTAGCTTCTATCGCGCCACCACCAACATCAACTGATGGGCTCATATTTGTGATAAATACATTTTCTAGGTCAATATTAACCACCCTATCATTAGATGCTGCTCCCTCCACTAGGTCAAGACTTAAGGTTCCAGCACTAGCAAATTCTGCTACGTCACTTGTTGAAGTACTTGCGGTTGTACCCCCCAATGCCAAGCCCATCATTTCCTTTCCAGATAATACTGATGCAGTATCATCATTTGTGAAATACATGGTTATTGAAAATGTATATCTTCTCTGGCCTGCAACTGGTTGAACAATATATCTTGATCCAACCTCTGGGTCTGTTGAATATCCTGCATCATGTGTTAGACTAAAGGATTTAACCTTTGCTGAATCTGATCCAACAGTAACATTTCCATCAACAAAAGTAAATGGTCTAGTTGTTGGAGCAGTATATGTAACTATTGATGATCCAACATCCATGTGCCTACCATTAAAAGTAGCATCACAACTAGCCACTTCTCCTTGACTCATGTTTATTGTAAATGATGGAAAATATACCCCGTCAATTGTTTCAGTCAAATCTGTAGCTGGACCTTCATGTCCAAACTCTAAAGTTAGGGTTGGGATTAACCCTGCACCATAACCTACAAAGTCTTTCTCTTCTATCTGATACGGATCTGCTACTAATCCAGCTCCTGATTTTTCTCCAACAAAATATTCAAAGATATCGAAATTATCTATTAAAAAGCTTAATGATCCTGAAATGTCTAATTTTCCTAATGTTGCGGTTGTTGCGTCTCTTCCTTCTCCAGCACCCTGACTAAGTATGAAGTTGTTCTCCACAGTCCAGGAAGCGTTTTGTATTCTTCCTATCCTATCACTTGCTGTTGGTGTTCCTGCTGTACCAAATGCAGAATCTTCTGCATATACTACATATGAATTTGGTCCTTTATAAAATTCTCTTGCCATATTTATTTCCTCCTTATATGATCTCTCCTGTATTAAATCCTGCGATACCCAATGTAAGAATGCTCCTAAATACTCCAAGTTCAGATTCGAAGTCAAGAACCTGGTCCTCGAGTATTAGTTGATCATCATAAAAGAATACTCCTCGCATTTTTGATCTTAAATTTCTTTTCACTGCAGATCTCAATCCTCTTTTTAAGACAACCACTAAGTTTTTGTTTAGATTTGTCTCTGAGATCGTAGAAACAGTTCCAGAACCGTTTACATACTTATAATCTGTGCAAACAACTCCCTTCTTTGTAACTATATCTATCTGAAATGAAAATGAATCAAGGGTTGTATCATCCCCCATACCAATTATATCTCCTGAAGAGTTTATATTTGATACGGCCACCCTTGGATAATCTGCCTTTGTTAATTTCTGTTCTCTTTCTGGATCTCTTGGATATATCCAACTCTGTCCTGCGTTATTATAATCATAATCAACAGATATATTATTTGATCCAGTAATTGGTGCTGTTCTGAATACAATCTTATTGTTTCTTAAATCTATATCATATTCAACATATTTGGCCTTATCTGTTCCACCAACAGAAACAGAGTTGACACATAATAGTTTTGGACTAGAAACAACAAATTCCGTTTCTAAATCATCTCCACTAAATGTTTCAGTAGTATTTGTATGCCTTTTAGAATAAGATGATCTTGCGGGCTCCTTATATTCCGCTCTAAGGAATTCTACCAAGATATCTACCGGTTCATTCAATTTTACCATATTGCTTATTAACAACATCTATGTTAATAGTATTTCTAAGGTTTCCTTATTTAAATATCAAATACACTAATCATTCGAAAGACTTCTCAAATATACTTTCCATAAGCTTTTTGTTAAATAAAACCCTCCTTACTGGGGCAAATGGAATCATTCCCCGTGGAAGAGATCTTCTAGCTGTAAAGGACATATCCTTCTTTTTCATAGAAAGTGCCTGGTCTGAAGTTTTTGGAAAGTCTTTATCTGCGCTACTAGACAATTCAAATGTGCCATATTCTATATCCAATGCGTAATCTAATGTAGATGTTATAAATATTTTTCCACCCCTAATATCATAGTTATAGCTGCTTAAAAGGGCACCAGTGTCAACTAACTGCATCTTTAGAATCTGTCTTTTAATCTCTTTAACCACAAGGGCCCCAACTTTGTTAAGATCTACCATTTTAGATCACCTATCCGTCAAGTCGAACCACCCACCAAACTGAAGAAACCTCAATACCACTCCATTCATCATCCTCGATTTTCTTTCGTAGTATCCATACATCTCCATCTGAGCGTGTGATTTTACCGTCTGTATCTAGACTATCAGAAGATCTTCCATAGAACCTAGCAACCCCTTGTCCTGCAAAACCTAATTGCTGAATCTTGAATTCATCAGTTTCTATTTGGAAATCTCCAGAGATTGTCTTTGAAGCAGTAGAAATAGCAGTAACATTTCCTAAACTATCAACTGTCTCTGTCTCAGTAGAATAAGTAAAAGAAGATCCAAAGCTAGCTAGCGCCTGTAAATAGAAGGTATTAACATTAGTTCTATTCGTTGGATTTGTTCTTGTAGTTACCATTAGGCATAAACTGTGCCTCTAGAACCAAATAGATTCAAGAGGTCATTCCTCCTTTTGGTTAGTTGAGATAATACCTCACGAATATTTACATAAGCTTCTCCGATACTAACTTGCTTACTACCTAGACTATAGGATGTAGCATCATCATATCCCCCACCAGTAATACTAACAAATGCTCTTATTCCAACAACAACGGAAGTTAATTCTGAAATTAGTGCCGGTGTTGTCTCTTGACCATATGAATAGTCTACCCTTATGTTTTGGATTCCATCTTGAACAATATCGCTAGTGAAAACTAGTCTTCCCCATGAATCGTACTTGTATGATCTTGGTGCAATTACAGAAGAGATTACATCCTTAACAGCCAGGGAATTACATACTGGAGCAATTGTATATCCAGTAGTTAATCTGGCCCTAACAAAATATAATGAATCGCTACTGTTGATTGTTGTTTCTTCCCAGCTAGATGGCATCTCCCAGGTTAATCTTCCTGTGCCTTCAAATGTAGCTGTGTTCTCATCTACTTCTGTTGTAGTAAGCGCTGCCCATGTTGAACCGTTATAGTATTCCCAAACAATCGCAGGAGTACCAGTTCCAACCTGAGTTAATGAAGTTATGATTCCTAAGAACTTCTCACCAACACCAATGTAGAATAAGTCTCCAGCTGCAGGTACTGCTGCAAATATTGTAAACTCGTCTTCTGTTGTGTCGTTAGTGTTATCTGTGACATCAGTATAAGTAGCTAGGTTTGCATCATAGTTCCAAGCCTGTCCAACAACTGCATCATGCAAGAAGTAAACTGCCTTAACCTGTGTTACATCTTTCTTTCTAAGATCTATCCCTTCCCAGGCCCTATTTATCTGTGCATATAATTGATCAGTATGTGGGTAATCCAATGTTCTAAGTCCATCAAAGTATTCAGTAACATCTGTTGGGCCATCCCATTTCTTACCTGTTAGTGCATCAACTTCATCATCGGCCTCATCAACATATTGACTAAGCTTAGAATCTGGAAACAAATCTGTGTATGTATATGTTGCATAAAGGATATCTGTTCCAACTGCAGCCACTCCAGCCACTGTTAATAAAATCCTTCCTGAATCCTTATCTAATGTATAATCTGTAGTTTCTGTTAATGCAGTAAGATCATTGCTTCCGCTTGCTGCATAGTTTAATGTATAACTTGCTGCTATTACATTTCCATTATCTAAATCAAATGAGGTTTCAGAATTATCTCCTGTGCCTACATTCTCATCTACAATATATTTATCAAGTCCTAATGCTCTAACTGCTTTTATTGTTGTGGTGTATGTCATTTTATTTTAATATGCTAATTATGTAAGTGGCAACTACTCCAATTGTTGCAATTGCTCCAAGCATATAATACCTCCAATTTTCTAAACCTCTTATTCTCTGAACCATTCCCTTTTGACCATTTCCGTTAAGGGATTTATCAATGCCTTCAACAGTTTTCTTTACCCATTTAAGGTCTGTGTGCATTTCTACAATCTCATCCCGATATTTACATTCAATATCTTTTTTCATGGTCCTAGCCTCTCTCCCTGAAGTCCCAAAGAGTCTAACCATTCTAGATATGTATTCTCTGCTAATTTGAAATCATCAGTTTGTATAAATTTGTTTTTTGCTCCAGAGAACAAATCTCTTGCCTTGTTTAATTTTAAAACATTTTTATTCTTTCTTATTCTAATTTCTTTAATGTGCTGTGGTTCTTCTTCCACATCCTCTTCTATTAAGTTAGCGTCCTTAAGGGGGATAAATTCCTTTTTATTTGATAGTGCTTCATAATCCTTTATTCCACTTTTTATGTATTCATGAATCTCAGGTTCCCACCAGATAACTTTCTTCTCAGAATACTCATGATTCCATTTAGGTAAATAGATCTCATAATCTGCTTCATACTCAACAACTAAAAATCTCTTAGTAATTGGAACACCAATTAGTGCTGGCCATTTGTTATCTACAAAAGGTTTACAATGAATAAGTCTAACTATCTTTTTCTCGTTTCCATGTTTTAATAAGTGTTCATATTTTACCATTTTATTCTTCTTTAACTTAATCTTAAATTTGTATTTTCAATTGTAAAATCTCCAGCCGAAGTAAGATTCCTTATAGCTGCCCACACAATATCTCCATCTTGTAAATCTATGAATGCTCCTCCAGAAAGGTTTCCTATATCTTGATTTGCAAATCTACGTACTAACCTAGCTTTTGTTACCTCGGCACCATTTACAAAAATAGCTAACTCAAATGTTTGATTTGTACTATCTGATGAACCACTCAAAGAACCTTCAAAATCGAATAATCTCCCTTGACCAACAGCAACTGTCATTGTGCTAGGATTCAAAAAAGTTCCAGTTGCATCATTCCCCGCGAAAGTTTCAGTTATTTCAAATGTATCTGTTGCAACATTTGAAACCAAATATACATCATTATAATTTGTAGTTCCAACTATAGTTACTGGTGCCCCATTTGGAAGTCCATGTCCTGCCGATGTGACTGTTACTTGTCCCCCTCCGGAATCTGCAAAAACAGTTATTGCTCCATTAGTTCCAGCATCAAAAGTAAATCCTGTATTTTCTCCCTCAGTAAAACCAAGAGCTGCATGCCATTCATTTGTTGTGACAATTGGAATTGCTGTTTGACTCACAATATACATTTCACAATGACCATCAATTACAATATGGTGCTCTATTCCTGACCCATCTTGAAAGTATAAACAATCATCAGATTTTACATACACGGCACCATAATTTGCAATAGAATTCGGAGTAGATATTTCTTTCAACCTTATCTCATTTTCAAATTTACTTAGCCTTGTCATTTTATCCTCCTTACGCGTCTATTAACATCCCGAACAAATAAATGTCCACAGTTAATGCATCTGCAGTTGCCTTACCACTTACCGGATCGTCATCAATAAAAGCATAAACTACTTCACCAGCAGTCATAAACTCTCCGCTGTTCCCTAGATCTGTTACAGTAACTTCTCCGACAGTTGTATCAACCTGCTGGGCATTCATAATATCATTATATTCTGAACCTGCAGTCCAACCAATATTTATTGTTCCACCAGAACTATAATTATCAACGCTTGCACAAGAAACAACACATTGTCTCCACAAGAACTTCTTTCCTGTTGGTACTGTGAATATTGCTTCTTTATTTGCATCTCCATCAATAGTCATATCGAATCCATAATGAATGCATGAAAATTCTTCTCCATACGCAGGACTTGGTTTAGCTTCAGTTAATTCAACATCATCTATAAGGGTAGTTTCATCTTCACCATCTGGACTAAATACTGCTAAATCAATTATACCATTTGCTGGAGCAACTAAAGATATTACATCCTGTACATAACTCACGCCACCAGTCAATATTTTTCTTCTTCCTGCATCGGCACCAGAGATCGCAGAATAACTTGTGTTTGTATCTGCATCCCAAATTTCATTAACAAAATCATAAGCTTGTGTTTGACTTCCTATTGATCCATTTAAGGCATATATTTGGGCCTTACCTGAGGATTCTCCGTCTTTACACCACACCTTAATCTTATATGTGTTTCCAGCTGTTAGTCCTGTTAATTGTTGTTTTAATCCAACTGCACTTCCTTCATCTAGAGCAGCCATATCAACAGCCAAAGAACCAGATCTAGAATCGTCAGTAAAAACAATAGCATCCCCAACATCATCTGGGAACCATTCTCCATCTTCAACCGACCAAGTAACTCCTTGCCATCCAGTAGCTTCTGTACCGTTAACAATCATTTGTTCCCATGTACCATCAAAACTTCCATCTGCGATTATATTTGATCCAGTACCGTCTTTCTTTAATGTTACATCGTCAATATATAAATGTTCATTAGCAATACTATCTGGAGAGAATAATACACTCACTATTCCAGAACTATGAATTGTAAAACTATCGAAGGTGGTTAATGCCATTGAACTAGTATTTGCTTGTCTATTTATTTGGTCTTCAGATGGATAATCATCAACCATTATTGTATATGTTCCAACACTAGCACCAGTAAAATTATAAGCATACATAGCCTCGCCGACAGGAGCCATTACAACAAATCCAGCACCACTACTTCCATTTGTTGCTGTTTGAGCCGTAACTACATATGTGTCATTTTCAGTTAGTCCGGTTTTTGTTTGGTAGGGAGTTACTGAATTCCCACTAGCATCATTAACTAATTCCAAACAATAAGTTCCAGTCACCGCTTTTTCTGTATTTCTTAAAGAATAGGGCGTTCCGTCACCGACACTAAATGTCCAATCAAGCGGTCCACCATCCCCTGGGATCCAAGAACCTAGTGTTTCTTCAAAACTAGAATTACTAAGCATGTTCTTGTCTACTGTTGGTGCATTACCTGTTTGAACTAAACTAAATCTTGCCATTTTTAGAATATCTCCCAATTATTTGTACTTACATTTGCCTTTATTGTAATTGCATCTCCATCTCCACTTATAACTGCACTAGCTCCAGCCTCGATTGTATCTGAGCCATCAGCATTTACAGTAATGTTAAATGTTCCAGCATTATATCCCGAGTCCTTAATTGGGATTTCAAAACCACTCATCCCAGCAGTAATATCTGGAAGTGTTACTGTTACTGCCCCTGTGGCTGTGTAAGTCACAGAAAGATATGCATCTGTCCCAAAAGTTACTGTGTGTGTTGCACCAGAAACTGTAGTTATTGGTCTAGATAATCCTGGCTTTAATTGTACTGCTGCACTGCCTGTATCTAGTACAAAGTTGTTTCCATCATATTGAATTCCACCCCATTTTGTATTATCTACATCTGGATCAGTCTCGTCGTGGAAAAAGTATTTTGGTTGAGTGTCAAAGGTGTCGTGGTCATGATCTTTATCTTTATTGGCCTGCACTGTTACAACCCAATGATTGTTACCGTTACCTGTTGAACCAAGCCATTGTATCGTCCCATCATCGGTACTTTGTTCCTGTCCACCATAAGCAGTCTCAGAAGCTCTGTGATAATGTTGGGCATTAGTTCTGGCAACTGAACAACTTAAATTGCCATCAAGTATGGCTCCACCATTTAAATCAAAGTAAACTTTCTCTACAGAATTATACAGGAAAGAAAAGTCTGTACCATCTTGTTTTAAACTCCATCCAGTTAAATCTGAGCCTAAGGAAATAGTATCTCCTGCCGCATCCAGTAGGACTATGTTTGAAAAAGCATTTAATTTTATTGCCCCCTTACCACTAGATAGAACTGCATCTGTCTGGTTATGAGTAAGACTAAGCCATTCAGTATTATCACTATCTGGATCTGTTGCAGAATGTACAAACAATGTTGGATCCGTAGTTACTGTATGATCATGATCATTGGCTATATTTGCACTATCTGTTATCACAATCTGTCTACCCATTCCAGATCCCAAACCAACCTTGAACTCGTCTGTTGTTGTATCTCCCCTCATTCGGGTATTTGTGGATGCATTAGATGCAAAGGTAAAGTTTTTACCGTCCTTTACTACAACATCTCCTGATGCAGTAACAGAGAAGTCTCCAGTAGTTGTGATTGCGTTTAAGAACACACTCTCTCCGATAGTATCTACAGTTAAAATATCTCCGGCATCTCCGTCCTTACGAACTAATAACGCCTCTGCATCATCTAAATCAATTATAACTGCTCCAGAAGTTACAACATCTACTAATGTTGTGTCCCCTGTAACATCTAAATCTCCATTAACTGTTAAGTCTCCAGTTGTGCCCTCGATTGTTGCACGAATGGTTACATTCCCTGAGCCGTCCTCAACGAATTTTGCATATTCTCTGCCTGATAGTGCTGTTGGTAATACCATTTTAACTTACAATAACACGTATAGCTGTATCTCCAGCTGCATTCTCCACAAAGCTTTCTTTTATTAAGTCGTTCATTGGTGTGCCAGGTACAGTTACTGCTCCTGCTATTCCTACTAGTCGAACTGCTACTCCTCCAGAAAGCTCTACGAATCTTGCTTTTTTTCTGTCTGCGATACTTGTTGCCAGTGCCATTTTATTCCTCCATTATTTATTTAGTTATTTTACGTGACCGCGAGTCGGATGACCGCTTGCCACGATAAATATAATTATTTCTTACTTATTTTTTTCTTAACTTTCTTAACTACTTTTTTTACTACTGATTCTTTCTTTGCAGCTTTCTTTGCTACTTTTTTAATTCCTTTTGCTTTAGCTCTTATTTCATCTCTTTCTTTTCTTGAGATTTCTTTAATTCCTAGTCCTTCAGCCACAAGACCTTTTAATTTAGCAATGTCTGCTGGCTTTGATTTTTTACCTATTGTGATTGGTCCTTTAATTATTCCCATTTTGTTTCTCCTATGTTTTATTTAAAAAAAATAAAAAAGGGGATTTCCCCATTTATCCTTATACTGTGCTTAGTACTGGAGGTGTTGCGAATGTTCCCATGCTGCTTAACTCTACGTCTAGCCAGTCTGTTCCATCCCACATGAATACTGCGTATTCTCCTGCTGCAGTGAAAGTTAATGTGTTAACGGTTGCTCTTCCTGCAAAGGTAACTACTCCTGTTCCACCGGAAGTACTAACAAAATTGATCTTTTTTAATTGACCAAGGATTGTTCCAGCTGCCATTGTGAATGCATCTCCACCGGCATCTGCTCCGATAGTTGTACAATAAGTTGCTACACTAATTGCTCCACCTGCACCTTCAGCAATTATTTCTGTTGCTGTATTGTACATGAATGGTACCTTTACATTAGCAGTTGCAGATTCAACACCTGCTGCTGCTGGTACAACTACTGCTCCAGATCCATTTGGAGTAACTAAGATGTCTCCATTTGCTCCATCAGTCAATGTAATGCTACCAGTTGTTGCGTTTCCTGTTTGCAAAATTAAGTCAAAGTTTCCAGCTGATTGAAAAACTCCTTCTGCTGCTCCGTCTCCTGCTTGTACTATTCCATAAGATCCGTCATGTTCGAATGAACAACAAGTTGCTAATGATGCTGTTCCATTTTGTGCTTGAACAACTACAGAACCTATCTCTGCACCATCTGTTGGATCTTCAATAACTCCGCCTAATATAGCATAGGTTACATCATTTCCTGCGTCATCTCTTCCAATGAAATTTGTTAATCCAACAACATCTGATGCTGCCGGACTAGCTGAAATTTGTTGTAAATTTAATTCTGCGCCTGTTGCGCCAGCTGCTGTTTCTACTACGCTTATATCTCCGCCATTAACTGTTACGTCTCCGGTTGTGGTTAAAGAAGTAGCTGAAATGTCAGTGAATGAAATTGATCCACTAACAGTTAAGTCTCCAGTAACTGTAACATCATTTTTGAATGTCCAGTCCCTTGTTTCTAATTGTGTAATTCCGAATGCCATTTTTGTTTTTTTTCTCCCTCACGATAAGTAAACCGTGGTAATTTGTTTTTTTGTTTGTGTCTGTATTATAAAATAAAAAAAATAAAAATGCTGGTTGCCCAGCTTAGTATCCCATTGCGTAAATGGTTCTTGCTTCATTATCAGTTCCACCAGATGGTAGAGTGATACTTGTTGTGCCTGCTGTAGCTGATAGTAAACAACCATCAGTAGCATTTGCACATGCTGCAAGAACGAATGCATTAGGGAAAAGTGTACTTACGATAATTGTATCTGCCTGATCTGCGGTTGCAGGGGTTACAATGCTATAAACATTCAATCCTGCTAGAGCTGTGATCATAGTTACAGTACAATCTCCAATTGCTATTGCTGCCATATTCTATTCCTCCTTATGCGATTCCGTATCTCCGAACCATAGATGCCTCAAAGGTAACTACTAGAGATCCGTACCACTTTAAGTAATACTTGTCGGAATCATTGGTTTTAGCTAGAGTGCTAAAGGTAATGTCTTGTAATACACCCAAGAATAGATATCTTGAATCTAGATATAGAACTTCGTGTGCAGTTGCTGTAACTGGCATGAATCTATCTCTAATTACGGTTACTCCATCAATCATGAAAGCATCTGGGATACCAAAGGACATAATTGCCGGGTTGCTTGAAGGCATAGCTGGTTGTCTTTGGATATCGAAAAGTAATCCTTTCAATACGTTGTGGGTTGTACCATCAGTAACTGCTAAGTCAATTCTACCATTAGCTTCGAATGAAGTATTTAGGTCAGCCCTAAACTGGTCTAATGTAATAGCTGCTGCTGAGTTGTCTGTGGTGTTAGTGGTGATTAAAGCTCTTAAACCATCGAATCCTGCAGGTGCTGTAGCAACAGCTCCGTTAATGATTTCGTTTTCTAGAGATTCCATCAATGAAGAGGTCTTTGTTCTAATATCTTCTTCCATTAGATTAAATGATCCTTCAGCAGATCTCATAGCTGGTCCAGTTACTCTACCTACAGTATACAAGTATTTCATGTTAACTGTAGCATTGCTTCTAGTATCTACATCTTCACTTAATGGTGCATCATCTAATAGAAATCCGTATCCTGGGGTTCCAGATGTTGGACCTGCTTTAGCTGAGATTAAGTTGTATACATAAGCTCTACCTCTAACTGCTTTCCTAGAAATTAATCCTAGTAAAGGTGTTTCTCTTACTGTTCTATCAACGATTTCAGAATCGATGAATGACGGGATAAGAGGGTATTCTGTGAATGTCCCACCAGTTGTGGTGTTAATGCTCGGAGCCTTGTTTAATCCAAGATTCTTTGCTAGGGTTGTGCCCATTTCTTTCCTAACGTTTAGAGTTTTATCTAATGCGTTCATAGGATCGTAATAAGTTTGTCCTTCTACAATACCCATTTTTCCGAATGTCTGGTCAAAGTTGTAACCAGCTTCGTAATCATTGAGTAAATCCATATTTGCAAATGCCATTTTTATTTTTTCTCCTTATTTACTTAGTATGTGTTTTAGTGCCTTTGTGAATGTGTAATTAGTTTCTTCTTCTACTACACTTGGCGCCTCTACGCTTGGTCTACTGCCACTAAGCTTTTTCTCTTGCAATGATTCAACCGCTTTGGTTAATTCTGCAATCTTAGCTTTCATAGCTTCTACGTCTTCTTTTGGTTCCTCTACTTCAGGTTCAGCCGGAGCTTCTTCTTCTGCAGGTTCTACCTTCTCACTAGCCTCTGCTTCTTCAACAGCAGGTTCTTCTTCTTTGGATTCTTCCTCAGCTGGTGCTTCCTCTACAGGTGCCTCAACTTTAGTTTCTTCCTTAGGAGCTTCTTCTGCTACTACTTCAACAGGTGCTTCTTGAGCTTGAATTTCTTCTTGTTTCTTTATTTCTTCAGTCATCTTAGATTCCTCCTTGATCTGTGTCGTGTTATCTGTGCCTTCTTTCTCTAGGCTAAACTGTTTGGCCAAATGACCAAAAGTTGCGTTTCTATTTGATTGAATAGGGACAAA